GGATGGATAGTATTTTCCCCTATAAGCCATCTAAATAACTATACTATAGAAGTATTTAGAGTGCCAGCACCAAGACCGAGACAGATATCAGATATAATGCCTAAGTTACAGAATGTAGCTCAGACATCTCAGTTTCTAGTAAAATTTGTTTTACCAAGGGGAGATTGTCGTAGATTTCTGAGACAGAAAGGTGTAAATGATCGTTTCATATCAGATAATGTAGGATTACTTTGCAGCGATGCAGTATTGCCAGGCAGTGCATTGGCAACCTTAAATACTGCTGGTGATTATCAGGGTGTAATTGAAAGATTTGCCCATACTAGAAATTTTACACAAGTAAATTTTGATTTTTATGTTGACAATGAATATAAATCATTGAAATTTTTAGAACACTGGATGGAGTTCATAGCCAGTGGTTCAATAGCAGACCCATCATCAGATACTTATTATTTTAAAATGAAGTATCCTGATGAGTATAAATCAAATGATACAAGAGTTGTTAAGTTTGAAAAAAATCATTCTCAATTCTTAGAATATAGATTTATTGGAATGTTTCCTTTGAATCTCAATTCAACCAGAGTCTCTTATCAAAATTCGCAAGTTTTAAAAGCAACAGCAAGTTTCAGTTTTGATAGGTATATTTGTGGTGAATCTAATTCATTAGCGAGAGCATTAGGTTTAGACTTGAATAATCAACCTGCAAGAGATGCAAGAGCTTCGGCAAGATTAACCGAACGTAATAATAATGAATTAAGTAGAATTTTTACGAATGATTTAGCTTTACTAAATGAAGGAACTCAGTACAGAAACTTACCACAAAATTTAGTGGCAGGAGGCATCACAAGAAGATTTGGTACTGACTCCACACTATTTCCTGGTTTATAACTTTCTGGAACACCTATAAATAATCATACTGAAGTGCTGTAATTATTATGCCTTTACCAACCATATCAACTCCAACATATGAGTTGACTTTGCCATCATCTAAAAGAAAAATTAAATATCGCCCTTTCTTAGTTAAGGAGGAAAAGATTTTAATTATAGCGATGGAATCCCAAGATTCTAAACAAATTGCTAGAGCAGTTAAAGATGTTTTAGTGAAATGTATTTTAACCAAAGGAATAAAAGTTGACAAACTTGCAACCTTTGACATTGAATATTTATTTTTGAATATTCGTGGTAAATCTGTGGGTGAACATATCGAAGTGATGATTACTTGTCCTGATGACAATAAAACACAAATACCGATGTCAATAAACATAGATGACATCTCAGTACAAAAAGATAAAGAACATTCTACAGATATTGTCTTAGATGACACATATACTCTTAGAATGAAATATCCTTCACTGGACGAATTTATTAAAAATAACTTTAGTGCAGTGGAAAAATTAAAGGTAGAAGATACTTTTGATTTGATTTCATCTTGTATTGATCAAGTTTATTCTGATGAGGAAACATGGTCACATCAAGAATGTACAAAGAAAGAACTATCAGATTTTGTTGAATCACTTAACTCAAGTCAATTCAAGATGGTTGAAAATTTCTTTACAACTATGCCAAAATTAACTCATACTGTTAAAGTTACAAATCCAAATACTAAAGTTGAAAGTGAAATTAAAATAGAGGGGCTGCAAAGTTTTTTCGGATAAGTATGGCACATGAAGATCTTGTGTCATACTACAAGTTAAATTTTGCTTTGATGCAGCATCATAAATATAGTTTAACTGAACTTGAGAATATGATTCCGTGGGAAAGAGAGATATATGTATCTCTTTTACAACAATATGTTGAAGAGGAAAATTTAAAAGCACAACAAGAACGTAATGGATGAGGAACAAGGTTTAGGATCGCCAATAGCTGGAGGAATAAGAGGTATCAATAGAAGTGTATCTTCTTCTGTTTTTACTGGTAGAAGTGTTTTGCCTCAAGTTAGTCAGCCTGCTCCTTTAATACAGGCACCACCTCCACCTCCACAACCTGATCCACAGACAACTGCTTTACTAAATCAAAATTCACTATCACTATCAAACGTCTCATCTCAATTAACAACAATATCTGACCAGATTATTAATCTTAATAATTCTCTTGTCAATATTAAATCTAATTTAGATGTAAATGATTCATTAGATCGACAAAGAGAAGCAGCAAGACAAAAAAGAGAAGCAATATTAGCTGAGCAGGGATTGAGAGAGGGTAAAGAATCAGAATTAGAGAGAAAAATACAATCAGCATTACTATTTCCTGTTCGTAGAGTTGCTACGTTTGCAAGAGGAATATTAAGTAGATTGGCAGAATTTTTGTTTATACTTGCTGGTGGGTGGTTAACAGATAAAACTTTATCGTTTTTAAGATTATCATCGGAAGGAAATGTTGATAAATTAAATGAATTTAAAAGAAAATTTCTAACAGACTTACTAATCTTAGGTGGTATAGGAACGGTATTAACACTAGGTGTAGGAAAAATAGCTGCAACAATCGGTAGTCTTGCAGGTATTGCACTTAAGATTGCTTTTGGTGGATTACTCGTAAGACCATTTAAATCCATACTAAATTTTATACTTAGAAATGTTAATGACTTTAGGAAATTTGCATTAAAGAAAGCAGGGGAGATAATTACAAAAGGTCCAGGTAGTATATTAAAAATATTTAAACCAAAAAATTTACTTCTAGGAGGTGGAATAGTTGGAACTGGACTTGGTTTAAGAAAACAAATTGGAAACTTTTTTAAAAGTATAACAGGAAGAAAAATTGCTAATGAAGCATTAGAGCAAACCACTAAAACAGGAGCTAAAACAGGAGCTAGGGGATTTCTAAGAAGAATTCCAATTGTTGGTTCATTGCTCGATGTCGGTTTTGGTGTAATGGATTATAAAGATAGAAGAGAAAAAGGTGAAACAAAGAAAGAAGCAGGATTTGGTGCTACTGGAAATACTTTAGGTGGAATAATAGGTTTTTTAACAGCTGCTACTTTAATACCAGAACCAATTTCTTCAGCTATAGGTGGTTTTGGTCTTGCGATTATTAGCATATTAACTTCAATGGGTTTTGCTGCAGCAGGTGGTAAAATTGGTGATGAATTATCAGGATTGAACGAAAAAAGAAGAATTAATCCTGACTACGCAACAGGTGATGGTGAAAATAAAGAGGGTGAAGTTACATACGAGCCTGTAAATTTTGAGTCAGTAGATAAAGTCACTCCTAATACTGCAAACGATAAAAATATTACTCCAATAAACATGAAAAAAGAATTGAATGTATCTGAAGTAATATCTCAAATGGATGAGTCGGCACAAGTCACAATTTTAGGTTCAGATGGTTCTCCAAAAAAAGGAATGCCAGCAAGTGCGACAATGGCTACGAGTTCATCAATTCCTAGTGATTCTTTACCTAGTATTCCATCATCGGATTTTGCAAATAATTTCATTGCATTATCTGAATCATTATATAACGTATCAGTATAATGTCAGATATCAAAGCCAGAAGAAATTCATTACTGAAATCATCACTTAGTATTGATTCAATACGAAATACTGTGGTGAACTTTACGAAAGGATTAGTTCGCTCAAAAGAAACTGCATCTGAAATTGCAAAGAGGACAAATGAAAATAATAAATTTAAAAGAACTTTAATTAGTAATGATAATAGTTATTTTGAAAAGAGAAGGGAAAATGCAAGGAGAAGGCAGAGGGAAGATGAATTAGAAGCTTCAACAGTTCAAGGATCAACAAAAAGACAAGGTAGCATAGTTACTCGAAGCACAAAAGGTTTTCTTGGAAGAATATTAGACTTCTTTGGTATAGTATTGATAGGGTGGTTTGTGAATACACTACCATCAATACTCAAAGCTATAAAAGGATTGATAGATCGAATAAGGGGTGCGATTACACTTTTAACAAATTTTATGGATTCAATCGGTGATTTTCTTACGGGAATCGGATCAGCTATATCTAATGCTTTTCAAAGTTTATCTTCAATTGATTTATTATCCACAAGAAGGGATGTAGAAGAACAAATCGATCAAACTAACAATAATCTTACTGTAATAACGAATGATTTATTAAAAACTGGATTACAATATGAAAATCCAGAAAATTATGGATTAACTACAACAGATGGTAATGAATCTTTATTTCCAGATGACGACGAAAAGAAAGAAGATGATAATGAGGAAGAAAATAAAGATCAAAAATTAGATGAAAATACTGATAAAGTAGAGGGAGAAGGTAATGAATCTTTTAAATTAGTAGGTCCCTCAGTCACACCTCCAGAATCAAATAATAAGCAACAGGATGATGA